TTCTACTATGCTGGTGGCGGAGGTGCTGGAGGATTAGTTTATAAAACTGGTGTTACCTTAGTAGGTAGTACTACCTATGATTGTATTGTCGGAGCAGGTGGTGCTACTAACACAAGTAATGCAAGAGGTTATGGATTTCCTGGAACCGATAGTACATTCGGAGAAAATGGAGAAACCGTTCTGTTTACCGCAAAAGGCGGTGGCGGAGGTGGTGACGAAGGTGACGCTGCTCAAGATGGTGGTTCAGGTGGTGGTGCTTCTTATATTAATACTCCTGGTTCTGGTGGAGATGAAACACAAACTAGTCAAGCAGGAGATAGTGGAACTTACGGATTTGGTGGTGATGGACCTCTCGGATATAACAATGAGCCAACTTGGTCAATATATTTTCCAGCAGGAGGCGGTGGTGCTGGTGGTGCTGCTGTTCGACCTGATGCTACCACAGCAGGTAATGGTGGAGCAGGAAAAGATTATAGTGCTGTATTTGGTACAGTGGTAGGAGATTCTGGCTGGTTCGCTTCTGGTGGAGGCGGTGGTAAAGGTAGTACTGGTGGAATTACTCCATATTATGGCATAGCAAGTGCTGGAGGTGGTGGTGATGGAGCAGTTACTGGTGGTGCCGCAGGTAGTGCTGCAACGGCTAATACTGGCGGTGGTGGCGGTGGAGGTGGTACTCCTAACTCTAGTCCCGGAGCAAACGGAGGTGCTGGAGGTTCAGGTGTGGTTATAGTTAGATGGGCTGACAGTGAATTTGTTTCAGTTGCAGACTTAACTTTACAATCAACAGATGCAACAGCTTTAAGTGCCCCTGATTATGGAGAATTTGTTACATTAATAGAAAATGCCTACGGAACAGCTACATTGAACACCGACATTAAAGGATATATTTCAAGAGATAGCGGAGCAAACTTTACACAAGGTACCCTTGTTGATGAAGGGACATGGGGAACAAATAAACAAATTTTAGGTTTCCATGATTTAGATATTTCAGCTCAACCCAGTGGAACATCTATGTGTTATAAAATTACAACGCACAATCAAGTAGGAGCTTCAAAAGAAACAAGAATTTATGCAACATCGATAGGTTGGAGATAATGATATTAAAACATAATTATTACTATTTTAAAAAGGCAATACCTCTTGCAACCTGTAAAAAGATTTTAAAAGCAGGTCGTAAAAAAATTATAGAAAAAGCTACTACTTTAGAGAAAGGTTTAGATTTGAAAGAAAGAAATTGTAAGGTTGGTTGGATAAATGATGAATGGATTTATGATATTATTAATCCTTTTATTCACGGAGCTAACAAACAAGCAGGCTGGAATTTTGATTGGGATTGGAATGAGACTTCTCAATTCACAATCTATGAAAAAGATCACTATTATGGATGGCACACTGATCAACTGGTTTTACCTCTGGACCATCCAAATAAAAATATTAAGGGCAAGACAAGAAAATTATCCCTTACTTTACAATTAACAGATAAAACAAAATATGAAGGTGGAGATTTTCAATTTAAGTGGATACAAAATGATAAAAAAGATTTATTAAATATAATAACGGTTGATGATGCAAAAGATATAGGAACAATTATAGTTTTTCCTTCCTTTATTTATCATCAAGTTTCACCAATAACTAAAGGCAAAAGGGAAAGTCTAGTTAATTGGTCTATTGGAAAAAGTTTTAATTAGTATATCATTAATGTATTAATTAGTATATAAGGATAATATTATGGCTTCATTAATCAAAGTAGACAAACTAGACCCACAATCAGGAACAGCCTTAGAGATAGGTACTTCAGGAGATACAGTTACTGTACCTTCAGGTGTTGGCCTTACTTTAACTGATTCTACATTACTTTTACCAACTACAATTAACACCGATAAAATAGATCCTAAATCAGGAACAGCCTTAGAAATTGGTACTTCAGGAGACACAATCACTGTTGCGTCTGGTGCAGTACTAAACAGTGGAACAGAACCAGTTAAAGTTGCAGGTAAAGAAACAATGTGGGTACCGGCCCCAGCCATGTATGCATCTACTACTAATGGCGCAGAAGCAGCACAAGCAGAATTAACAGCTGGAAGACCAGAATTAAAAACTTTTGATTTTGATACTAGTACAGCAGAGTCAGTACAGTTTAATGTTTCTTTTCCTAAATCATGGGATGAAGGTACAGTAACTTTTCAAACTTTTTGGTCTGCATCTGCAACAGATACAGGCACGGGAGGTTTTACACTCGCAGGTGTTTCTATTGCTAGTGATGTAGATTATGACACAGCATTTGGAACTGCTATAGCTAATACAGCATTAGCAGCTAGTGGAACTCAAGATGATTTAATGGTTAATGTAGAAAGTGGCAATGTTACTATTGCTAGTGCCGCAGCAGCTACAAATACAATTTTTAGATTAGTTAGAGATACCGGTACAGATACTAATACCGGTGATCTAAGATTAGTTGGAGTCAAAATATTTTTCACTACTGATGCAGCTAACGATGCTTAATTATGAGAGATCTTTATAATTTACATAAGTTCTATAGTAACGATAAAAGTTCAAAACAATTAAATAACAGACGTAAATCTTTTGGCTACCAAGTCTTAGGATTTGGATCTGGAGGTGCCGCTGGAGCAGTTCTAAACGATGAAGGTATTTTTGCTTATGGTTCAGCTGGTGCTGGTAATCTTTCGATGAGTAATAAGGTTTCAAATGCTGGGGTTGTTGCAACAGATGTTGTAGGAGTTGGTACTGCTAGACGTTATTTAGGGGCAACTCAATATGGTGGAGATAAAGGTATTTTTGCTTATGGTTACGGACCAAGTCATGTTGCAACAAGTAATTTAGTTTCAAGTAGTGGAGTGATTGGAACAGATGTTACAGGAGTGGGAACAGGTAGAGAGCTTTTAGCGGCATGTAGTTATAATAATATGGATAACGGTATTTTTGCTTATGGCGGTACTCCTGGTTATGTTTCGGTGAGTAATCTGGTTTCAAATGCTGGCGTTGTTGCAACCGACACGTCTGGAGTTGGTAGTGCTAGAAGTTATTTAAACGCATGTGAATATGGTGGTGATAAAGGTATCTTTGTTTATGGTAATGATGGTAGTGCGACTAACACAAGTAATTTAGTTTCTAATGTAGGCGTAGTATCAGCCGATGTAACTGGTGTTGGAACAGCTAGAGAGTCTCCAGCTGCATGCAGTTATGGTGAGGATAAAGGTATCTTTGGTTATGGTAATGCTGGTGGTTATCAAAATATGAGCAATTTAGTTTCTAATACTGGGGTTGTTGGAACAGATGTATCTGGTGTTGGAACAGCTAGGTATGCATTAGCGGCATGTGAGTATGGTCAGGATAAAGGTATCTTTGGTTTTGGTGCGACTGGTAGTCAACAAAATGTGTCCAATCTGGTTTCTAATGTTGGGGTTGTTTCAACTGATGTATCTGGAGTTGGTACTGCTAGGAGTGGTATAAACGCATGTTCTTACAATTAAAAAATTATGGCACAAAAATTTAACACAGAATTTAATTATCGTTACCAAGTCATAGGAGACACACCTTGGGAAAGGATTAAAACATTAAAAGGATTTCTTGAAGGCAGAATAAGAGCATTGGCACTTGAAGAAGTTGGTAAATTAAAACACCAAGCAAAACTTTCAAAACTAAACCATTTAAAAAATGGTGGAGAAGGTTTAGAGCATGAAATTTTAGAACTTAAAGCTGAAATTCTAGAAGCTGAAAGCCATTTCGGAACTTTAGAAGAGGCATATGAACTTACTAGAGATGAAATTAAAATTCTAAAAAAACTATTAAAGGAACTTTATGCTATGGCAGAACCTACAAGAATTGAAGGTCATACCGATGAACAAATGTTTGAAGCTAATGCTGCAAATGAATTTACAGTTGCTATTGGTAAAGAAATTCAGGCTGAAATGATTGCCAATGGTAGACCATCGCCAGCTAAAATTAGAAATGCTATGAGCAATCCTTATACTTGGAACGCATTAAAGGAAATTGGAATGATTCCTAAAGGCTCAAAATTACTTACAGGTAATATTAATCCACAATTAAAAATAGAACTTAAAGGAGTTGAAGATGAAACTGTATAAAATTGAAGCAAGTCAATATGAATCCTTTTTTGGTAGACCAGAAGAAGGAACAGAACGTATAAAAAGAGATGTTATAAAAGTAGCACAAACACCAAGTTGTGATGCTCTTCTGTATTTGTCTAATACAACTTATGATGAATTAGAACTATTAGATACTGCTCCAACAGAAGGATTTGATTTTACTTATTGTCAAGAATGGGGTTTAGAAGTCAATGACGCTGTTATTGATAGAGTTATTGCAGATTTAAATTAATCACCGTTTACATCCCCTACAATCTGATATAAATCATAATAAATAGGTTTTTATATGTTAGGATTTAGTACATTTTCAGAATTTCCATTCGCTACAGTAGCAAAGGATAATAACGTAACTATTACTGCTACTAAGAATGAATTAACTATTAGTATCGGCAATCCTGGAATTACAGCAGATGCTATTACTGAAATCCCTAATCCGAATCCACTTACTTTAGGGTTTGGGGACCTAACTATTACTGGAGATTCTAATGTTACTGGAGTCAAAAACGAATTAGTATTAGGTACAGGAACAGTTACTGTTACGGCGGATGCTAACGTTACTGCTGTTAAAAACGAACTTGTAATTTCTTCAGGAACCGTTACAATAACCGCCGACGCTAATGTTACTCCTGCAGTAAATGCTTTAACGCTTGCTACAGGTACAGCACAAGCGATAACATGGAGTGAAATTATACCAGGAGCAACTATGGTCTGGACACCAATAGACCCAACTTAATATTATGGCATCAACTTATTCAACAAACGCACAATTAGAAATCGTCACAACTGGTGAAAAAGCTGGTCAATGGGGTGGGATCAATAATACCAATTTACAAATTTTAGAACAAACCTCTACAGGAGTACTCGACGTAGATATATCTGCAGGAAGTTCTACACTGGTTTTAACTGATGGAGCAACTTCAACAGGAAAAAATGTCTATCTTCGATTATATGGCACTTTAGCAGCTAGCCGAACAGTCACCATGCCGGTCACTGCTGAAAGAGTTTGGGTCATGAAAGATGATACTGTTAGAGGAGCTTCAAATTATACAGTAGGAGTTTTAACTGCTTCAGGAACCACACAACCTATACCACCAGGTGCAACTGTTTTATGTAAATCTAATGGATCTGAAACAGTCGTAACTATTATTGAAAAAGGATATGAAACTATTACCGATGCAAACAGTCCTTATACTGTGGTTGCAGGAGCACAGATTTTAGCAAACACAACTTCAACCGTTATTACCGTTACTTTACCAGCTGCAGCTTCTACTGGAGATGAAGTTACAATTATTGATGCAAGAGGAACATGGGGATCTAATAATTTAACTGTAGGTCGAAATGGATTAAAAATTAATACCGCGGATTCTGATTTAACACTAAGCAATAACGGTCAATCCATAACGTTAGTTTATGTAGATGCAACACGTGGCTGGGCCTATAAAACTAATTATACCTCATAGGGGCTAAAATATGGCTCTCTTTGAAATGAAATTTCAACCGGGTGTCGACAAGCAGGACACTGCTGTCGGAGCAACCGATCGATGGATAGATTCAGATAATGTTAGATGGAGATATAATCTTCCTGAAAAAGTAGGAGGATGGTCTTCTTTACTTACAAACACTATTTGTGGCGTTGCCAGAAAACAACACTCTTTTGTAGATACCGATGGTAATCGATACGTAGGTATCGGAACAGATAAATTTTTACTTATTTATTTTGAAGGAGCCATACATGATATTACCCCATGGCGTTCTAATAATGCAGGGGCTCAAATTACTTTTACCAGTTCAACCTTAACAACTAATAGTACTGCACCAGGTACTTCAATTACTATAACTACAACTTCAGCTCATTCATTAGAAATCGGGGACATGATTGCTCTAGAATCAGTAACCATGCCGACGAGTTCAACTATAAGTAAATCTGATATTGAATATACCAGTTCTGATCGACAAGTCTGTCAAGTTATTTCTGTTCCTACTTCAGTTACTTTTACAATTACATCACCGAGCGCTGAAGGCGGAGGCGGAGGTTCTGATTTAACTTCAGGAAGTTCTGCTATCGTTTCACCTTATCAAAGAGTGGGGCCTGCTGCACAGACCTATGGTTATGGATATGGTGTAGGAAATTATGGAGGAACGATTACTGGTTCTTTAACCAATGATTTAGATGGAGCTTTAAATGCAGATGCAGCTGGAACAGGAGGAGTAGGAACTTCTGTTACTTTAACTTCTTCAACTGGCTTTCCCGACCCTTCAGGAACCATTGCTGTCGGAGCCATTCCAACTGCAGAATTAATTACTTATACAGCTGTTTCAGCTCCTGATTTAGATAATATAACAAGAGGAGCTTTAGGAACTGCAACAACAGGAACTTCTAATGGTCAAGCTCATATTGATGGAACGATTGTTTATGATGCTTCCACATGGACGGGATATGGAGATGCGGTTAATGCATCTAATGTTACCCTAGAACCAGGACTTTGGTCTTTAGGTAACTGGGGAGAAGTTTTAGTTGCAACGGTTGCAAACGGTAAAACATATACCTGGAATTCTGGAGTAGCTGGTTCTGCAAAATTTACAACACCCGCTTCAACACTCACTACTAATTATGTAACAGCAATTAGTGGAAGCGATGGCAATCCAACTGCAAGTAGACTTTCATTAGTTTCTCCTACCACGCGGCACTTAATTCATTGTGGAACTGAAACTACAATTGGGGACAGTACTACTCAAGATGATATGTTTATTAGGTTTTCTAACCAAGAACAAATTAATGTCTTTGCACCAGCGGCAGACAACAGCGCAGGTACGCAAAGACTTCAAGATGGTACTAAAATTATGGGAGCCATAAAAGGAAAAGAAAATATTCTAGTATGGACTGACAATGCTTTATATTCCATGAAATTTGTAGGCGCTCCATTTACATTTGGATTTGAACAAGTAGGAACTAACTGTGGTTTATTAGGCCAAAACGCATGCTGTGAAATTGATGGTGTTGCGTACTGGGTGGGAAACAATGGATTTTTCTCCTTTGATGGTACCGTTAACTCACTGGCCTGTTCGGTAGAAGACTATGTCTATGATAGTTTTGATACAACTAAAGGCCAACAAGTTTGTGCAGGAATTAATAATCTCTTTACTGAAGTCATTTGGTATTATCCAGCTGAAGGGTCTGCTTACAATGACCGATATGTAGTTTTCAATTATGGAGAAAAAACTCAGCTCCCTACAGGAGTCTGGTATACAGGAACTAATACAAATTCAATTAGAACGACATGGATTGACTCTATTGTTTATCCTAACCCTTATGCGACTCAATATAATAGTTCTGCAACAGGAACAACTCCAACTATTGTAGGAGAAACAGGATTAGGACAAACAGTTTATTTTCAACATGAAATAGGAAATGATCAAATTAATCCCAGTGGAACCGTTACCACTTTAACTTCTTCTCTACAGTCTTATGACTTTGCTGTTCAGACAGATAAAGGCATGGGAGAATATTTCTTAGCGATGAGAAGATTTCTTCCTGATTTTAAAACATTAACGGGAACCGCTAAAGTTACGATGGGAGTTAAAAATTACCCATCGGATTCAGCAGCCGACAGTACCTATAGTCCTTTTAGTGTTATTTCTACATCTCAAAAATTTGATACTCGAGCAAGAGGAAGATATGCCAGTGTGAAAATTGAAAATGAAAACGCTGGAGAGACATGGAGATATGGAACTTTTCAAGTCGATGTTCAAGCGGATGGGAGAAGATAATGTCAAAAATCGTAGTCAGATTACCAGAGCCTAGAAGAGAGTATACAGAAGATAATCAACGACAAATTAACAGAGCAATTGCTTCAGTTATAGAACAACTTAATTCAACGTATCAACAACCTGAAAAAGATGACCAGGAAAGGTTTAATTTCTTTTTATCATAATGGCTAACGTATATAAAAATATTCAAAAACTATTAGACAGCACTAGTCCAACCCAGGAAATGTATGCGGCGCCTAGTGAAACAACCTCTATTGTAAAGACTATTAATTTATATAATAATCATGGAAGTAATTTAGATGTTACGGTTACCGTATATGATAACTCTTCATCAACCAGTTTTGATTACCAAACAATAACCGTGGTTGCTAGTGATAGTGTAGACTTACTGACCTTTAATAATGTATTAGTTTTAGAAGCTGGGGATAAAATTCAGATGCAAACCAGTCAAGCTAATGCTATAACAATGACAGCATCTGTGTTACAAACAAGTAGAACATAGGAAATTATGCCTTTTATAGAAACCAAAGCAAAAAGCAGATATGAGATCATAGATGGTAAAAGAACCCATGTGATTACCCCTGAGTGCGAAATAACTTTAACTAACATGGAAACAGGTAAAGAGTACTTCTCGGATAAAGAAGCTGACGACGATGTAAATGACGCAGCGACAGCCACTAAAAGAGAACACATAAGAAGAGACGTACATCTCAAGGTAGCTGCCATTAATCTAGGAGCTGGCAGCGGGAAACTATAAGATATTGACGATGAACAAAAAAACAAGTAAAGCTATATACTCAGGTGAAATCCCTGCGATTTTCACATATAATCATACATTAAGGAATTAGAAATTATGGCGACTCCACAACTAGCAAAAAAATCAAAAGATGGTTCAAGACCAGGATATAAAGGTTGGGATT